TTACAATATCCTCTGACATAGCCGTGACACGTTTATCAAGTTGCTTGATGATACCGATAAGGCTTTTAATCTTTTCAAGTACGCTATCAAGCAAAAATTTAATCGTCAGAAATACAAAGTACATTCCCACGCAAGCAGCGGCAATGGGGAAACCTACATCCGTTGCAAACTGTAGGAATTCCATTACTTACTCGTCCACCAAGCGATAAACGAAAACAATGCGCCAATGGTGAAAACAATACCGCCAATAAACCCTTTATAACGTGTTTGCTCATTCTTCATTTCTTCAAGAGTTGCAATTATGGCGTCGAGCTTTTTACCCCGATCTTCAAATATTTCTTCGAGGCTTTCAATTCTTTGCTCTACTTTAGCAAGTCGGCAGGCTTCATCGGGCATCTCGACCTCACTTCAAGAATCTAAGTTTATAAAGAACGGTAATTGGCTTACCAAAAGACTCACGGATGCGATTAAGTAGTTCCATGCTTTAAGTATTTTGTTCATGTGTCACCTCAACCCAGTTAATTGTTAGCTCGTCCCAATAGTAGTGCTTACCGTCTTGTGGATACGTTACAGGCGGTTGCCATGACATGGTGTCGATGTCACCTACCCAAGAAGAATAAGGTTTTCTTAGATTAAATTCTTGTAGCTTATCTGCATCAAACTCTACTTGTGACAACACTTTTAAAACACCTACTAGTGTTGTATCTGCGTCATCATCACACGTCCCGTAAAGCAGTGGGGCTGTGCTAAGTGAACCATCAGGATTTGATGCAATAGGAAAATCAGATTCGTTTTGAAAGATAAACTGAAATCCCTTTACATTTGGGAGTGCCGGTCCTGTACGCATCGGTGCTTCTGTGCAAAGAATACCTGTGTCTGCGTCAATGTTTGTTATTTGTATGTACATAATTTTCTTTTCCGTAATATCATTTTAGTTAATTTTGCATTAAACCAAGCTCCAACCATACCTAATGTTTTCGCTAGTTTTAATCGTTCTTTATAAGCATTAGTATGTCTAAGCATACCTAAATAACTATTTACCGTAGGTCTGAGTTTATATAAATCCGATTTACCTTTTATCTTTTTGTAGCAATTATACACTGTACTTCGTCTTATATACATGGAGTAAGGTCTTATTATAAACCCAACAAAATTCACCCCATTTGTAGTTTTATTAATTTCTTTTTTGTTAGGGTGAAATGCTATGCCTAAATTATTATTAATAAATGTATTCATACTGTCATAAATTCTATTTAACTTGCTTGAGTCAGTATCGATAATCACAATATCATCAACGTATCTAGCATAATATTTTGCTTTCAAATGATGCTTAACATACTGGTCAAGTTCATTGAGATACACGTTAGCAAAAAATTGACTAGATAGGTTTCCAATTGGAAGTCCTCGATTGTGTTTAGCTTGTAAAAGACTTTTATGGTGAGGTACTTTATTAAGTAAAAATTTATTGCTCTTTATAAGAACCCCGTTTTTATGCTCATTATAAAGAACTATTTTTGTTAAGTTAAACCACCACTCATCTGTAATTTTTTTAGCAAGTAATGATTCAAGTATGGTTTTGTCTATTGATACAAAAAAATTAGCTACATCTGCTTTTAAATAAAAAGTGGCTACAGTATTGTTTTTAGATGCCGATCTCATAAAATACTGAACTCTATTAGCCGCTTTTAATGTGCCTTTTTCAGGTATGCAAGCATAACTATCGTAAATAAATGAGTTATAAAACAATTGCGAATATCTGTTATATATAATATGGTGGACTATCCTGTCCCTAAAGTTGGCCGCCCACACTTCTCTTGCCTTTGGTCTTGTAACTACAAAACAAATTGACCTCTGTGGTTGGTAACGGTTTTCAATCAATTCGTAATACAAATCCATTAAATTACGTTCAAGGTTTTCTTCAAACATCAACGCATTCCATGTATTGCGTTTTGCTTTCCTACAATCGTAGTAAGCCTTAAAAAGTTCCGAAACAGTTAAATTGCTATTCATAGTTAAACGTTATCACCGAACAGCTCTGACGTAGTTACTATTGTTCTTATTGTTGTTGTTCTGATTTCCATTGTTGAAGTTCTGTTTCCATGCGTTGTTAGCATTGTTCTCAGTAGAAGACCAATAGTTGTCAGAGGCAAACGCAATGTCATATACTCACACGACAATTAACCGAATACTCAGCTAATCGACTGGCTTTCGCCCTTTCGTTACAAGTAACGGATATGACCCGAGATAACAAGGACACTAGATATTGCCGTGACACTATCTACTCTGCCATTGCTTGATTATATGAATGGCTAGACCAACCCTGTGCTTGACGAGAGATTGAATCTGTTAATGTAACTATTTCGGAAAAACTGTCAATATTGATTAAGTGCATATCTTTTGATAATCTAAGTAATAAGTCTACAACTTGCACTCGCTCCAATATACCTTGTATGTATTCTTGCTTTTTTGAAGCAGAATTTGCTTTGTAAATATAGACAACAAGCTCAATACACTCATTTAAAAGTTTTTCACCTAATGAATATTTAAAATCTTTAGGGAATTCTTTTGTCTTTTTTACAATCAACTCGAGTAAATTATAAGTTGTTTTGTATATAGGTAAATGTTTGTATTGAGCCATAAAAGCCTTTTAAATGATTAAATGATTAAAGGTTTAACGCTGTTTACACAGCGATTCTCCGAACAGCTCTGACGTAGTTACTATTGCCCTTATTGGGGCCGCCCTGACCCCCACCGTTGAAGAACTGTCTCCATGCGTAGTCAGCATTGGCCTCAGTAGAAGACCAATAGCCGTCAGAGGCAAACGCATTTGTTTCCTCAGTTCTAAAGCCAATACCCGCGCTTGTTTGAGCTGGTGAACCACTAGTGTAGCTTGTGCTTATAGGCTCTGGTGATACGGCATTTGCGTTTGAGCCCGATGAAGTATTGTTAACGTCAGTAGTCGGTTTTAAGAAATAATACAGCACTTCTAGCTCGTTTTTGGCAGGTAAATACCAGTCACTATAGCCGCCAATAGTTAAACCTTCAGCAAATACGGCAGCTCCATAGGCTGCGCCAAGTGCAGCTAATGACGCAGAGTTTGTTGGTCCATTAATGACAGACGTTATTCCCGTTGTCGTTCCATAAACGCCCCATGTTTTCCCAGACGATTCGCCAGATGCTTTAGGCGCAACAATTAAATAATATTGCGTACCAGAAACGTTAATCTTACCAGCATAATAACCTCCACCGTAGGCTTGACCAATAACAGTTGGGGCGGCAGGGGCATAAGTCCCGCCCGTTAACATTTGTTGAATCCCACTCATTAGGTTAACCCCGCGCCAGAAATAATCCAAGTTGTCGATGTCATTTTAAGCGCCGTCGCTGTACCGTACTGAGCAAGTGAGCGCGTACCTGTTGTGCCTGTACCAGCTAAATACATCGTGTCTGTTGTGATTGCGATACTGACGACTTGAGAAGTCATGTTAACAAACGAAATTGCTGTGCCAATTGGGTACGCCACTGAACCATTTGCAGGAATAGTAAAAGTCCGCGCATTAGCGTCAGTTGATGGATGGAAAATATGTTTACCTGCATCCGCAGCAACGAGTGTGTAGGCGGCAGATTGACTGTTTTGCGGGATATTGATATAACCTATTCCGCTCGTTCCATCAACGGTTTGACCAGCCGCAAACGTAATTGCACCAGTCATCGTGCCGCCAGCTAACGGCAAATAACTTGTAGAACTTGGCACGGCAGTAACGCTAATAGACCATGCTGATATTGTTCCACTGCCATTTATTGTTGTTACGTTTACAATTAATGATGTTCCTGAGAACGATGTTATTTGCCCAACCATATTATTTGATGGTGATGCAGTTGAAGCAATAATTACATATTGACCAACAATATATGCTTTGCCGCTTTCAACAAGCGTTAATGATTTTGAACCTGTTGCAATTGATAACGATGTCGTGCTTGTAGAATTTGTTGTTGCTCCGCCAAGAACGCTGGTTGCAGTATTTACAACATAATTTGCAATAGCTACTTGATTAGTAAAACATGGCACAAAACGAGTTCGCCACCCGCCATTTCTTAATCCTGTTGTTGCATTATCATCATCGGTGACAGTTGAACCATCACCACCAATTGCTGTGCTAAATGTTACACTGCCCGTCATAATAATTCCTTAATTTCGTATGTTGTTTGGTATCGTGTGTTATATGGTTGCGATATAGGCGATAATGCTTTCAAACGCCCTAAAAATGAACGTCTTTGCAGATTTAATGCGTCTGCACTATCCCAAATATAAAGCACTTCTAAATCTGTTCCTGATATTTTCATAATATCATTATTTAAAATTGATTCAGCATAAGTTAAATGGTCAAGTGTAAATTGTGCAACCCTAAAACTTTCACGTCTATCAAAAAATTCTGCGCCACTCATTGCAGTATCAACAATGGTTGGTGATTCATAACCAATTGACGCGCCTAAATTCATATTTAAAACGGGTTGATAAGTTTGCCCAACAAAAATACGGCCTAATTCAATATAACCATCAGTATTTGCGCTATCAAAAAATTCAATTTGATAATATTTTGCCGCTACAATTTCTGGAACAACATAAATTATATTTTTAGTATAATAAGAAATTTCTTCTTCAGTGGGCAATAAATCCCAAAAATGCTCATCTTCCCATTCATAAGTGCCGTAAGGCGAGCTAGGCCACACATTCAATGTGCCGGAATCATAAACTAACGTAGCATATCCACTATCTGAATAAACGCGATAACGCCATGTAGAATCTACTGATAAATTATGCGCAATAATTCCAAGCGTTGAAACAATGCGGTCAATGTCTAATGCAAAACGTAATTTAGTAGAAGAATTTGCGGCATTAGTTGATCGTGCTTTTTTTGATAATTGACGTGTTTTAATATTTGTTAACGGCAATGAAGTTGACCACGAACCATACGCAGCAAACGTAGCCGCATCAATTCTGTTTTGATAACCAATGATTGTATTACTCATATCATCCCCAAAGCGTTAACGTGGCACGGTTTTTTGAATAATCCGATTCAATGCCAATAATTTTAAATAGTTTACCAGAATTTAAGCCAAAACGATTCATTGTTACTTTTACAACATTGTTTAGGTCGGGTAATACTTGAGTTAAATCGAGCGCAATATCTACTGTGTACAAATCACGGCTTGTTTTGTACAAGTTTAGTAGCCGCGTTGCCTCTGTTTGAGCCGCTGTAGCATCAACCAGTAAAGATTCTTTTTCAATTGTAGGCGCAAGTGTATATTGTGTTTTTATGGCTGTATCTTCTGCTGATTTTGTTAACGCAGGCAAAGACAAAACACTTCTACGCGCTGCGGTAACTGCACCAGCTAAATCAAAATCTTGCACGCTGTAATTTTTTTGATACGTTAAATTAACACGCCATGCTGGAATGCCTTTGTCGGTGTCATTGGTTCGACGATGCTCGATGTTTAAAATGTTATTTATATCAATTTCAAGTGTTGCGCTACCCGTTGGCGCAGTAAATAATCCCATTCTCAACGACCCAAGCGCGTCAAATCCAAAGTATGCACCAATCGATTGAGCCACCTTATCCATTGCAACCATTGCTGTATCTGGTTCGCTAATCCAAATTCCAACAACACTGCTGTTTGCCGTGTCTAATGCTGTCACGTCACTTGCGTTAATATCACCCGATGCAATACCCGCCTTTAACGCCATTGCCTTTAAAACTTGCGCCACTGTGCGATTAGATGATGCTGCGCCTTGTGTTGCATCACACGTTAATAATCCCGTTGGCACAGCACCTAAGCGAATATAGCCAAGTGCTAAACAAGTAGTATATTTCCCCGATGGTGGATTATGTGCTTCAAGATCAGAAACATTTGGCTCATCAGCGTGAAACGTTAACGCAATACCTTTATCGTAAACATTGCTAACTGCTGCTATTGCACCATCATTAATCTG